CGGTCAACCCCAACATCTCCATGCTCCACATGCAGGAGCTGGTCGATTCGTGGCTCCTCGACATGAAGCTGGTCGTCTCCCAGATCATGCAGCTCGCCCAGCAATACATGACGCCGGAAGAGGTTGCTCGCATCACCGGCAACCCGGTCGCCATGACCGAAGGCGCCGCCGACATCCGCGGGCAGTTTGACGTGGTAGCGGATTTCGATGCCCGCACGCTCGACGCAGCCGCCCTCGAGGCCAAGCTCACGTTCGTGGCGCAGACTCTGGTGCCTTTGGACTCTTTCGGAGTTTTGGACCGAGCAAATTTGATCCGCTACATGATGGCGGCCCTCGACCAAAACCTCGCCGACATCTTGGTCCAAGACATCGGCGCCGCCACCGCCGCCGAGCAAGAAGACGAACAAACCGCCTTCGCCAAAATCGCCGCAGGCACCGAACCCCCGCTCAAAGAAGGCGGCCAAAACGCGCAAGTAAGGCTGCAAACCTTGCAGCAAATCATCCAGTCCAACCCCGCCGTCCAGCAGCGCTACCAGCAAGACGAAATCTTCCGCTCCATGATCGACGCGAGGGCACAAGCCTTCCAATTCCAACTGCAACAGCAGCAAAACGCAGTAATCGGCCGCACCGGCGCCCAGCCCGCGCTCCAAAAGATGCAGCAGGACGCACAGCTCGGCATGACCGCTCAACCCGCCGCCTAACCTATGCACCCGAACGTCAACATCCGCAACGTTGCCGGATTAAACATCCCGCAGCACGACTATCTTTCGATCAGCTACTACGGCAGCACAAACAACATCCAGACCGTCACCTACAAAGAAGGCGGCAGCACCGGCCAAACAGTCGCCACACTGACCTTCTCCTACACGACAAACCCGCCGACCACCAACGACGCGGACCTCGCTGCCGTCACCCGCTCTTAAATCTCCAATTTCTAATTTGTAATGCCTTGGACGTTTAACCCCTTCAGCGGCACGTTCGATCAAAAAGGATCGGGCGGCGGCGGCGGCGCGTCCTATATCGACGGCGAAGTGGCCGTCTATGCGGACCTCCCCTTGGACGGCTCTGCCCCGCTCAACAGCGCATGGCTAGTGCGCGGCAACAGCGGCGTGTGGCCCTTCAACAAACCGGCAGGCATCTACTATCGCAGTGCCACCGGCGGCACATCCCGCGATGCCGACTACACCTACGGCGGCACGCTGGGTGACGTGTTCGCAGATAACGTCTTTTTGCTATATGACAACGGCGACAGCACGCGCAACCTCCAGTTCGACCTCGGCAGCATCTCCACCGGCCAGACCCGCACGCTAACCATCGCCAACCGCTCCGGCACCAACGTCGTTTCCGACACCTCCGCAGGCAGCGGCAGCGACGTGGTCAACAACATCGTTTCGCTCACCCAAGCCGAATACAACGCCATCGGAAGTCCCGACGCGGCCACGCTCTTCCTCATCACCGATCCCTGACCTATGGCCCTCCTGCAAAAAGCCTATCTCGGTGCCACGCCGCTCTTCCGCAATGAAGATTGGTTTGAGCAATCGTCCTACACCCTTGTCAATTCCACCGCCGAGGTGTCATTGACCGCCAACACCTCCGCGCACACCAAAGGTTCGTATACCGAACTCATCGCCTCGACTTCCGCCAATGCGGGTCTGTTGGTGCTGATGGTGCAAGATGTGTCCACGGCCTCCGCCAACACGGCCACACTTATTGACGTTGCTACGGGTGCCAGCGGCAGCGAGACGGATATTATTTCAAACCTCGCCGTGGGAGGCGCCATTACCACCATCGGCCCAACAGGCGTTGCCGTTGCCGTTCCGTTTCAAATCCCCAGCGGCACGCGCCTTTCGGCCCGCATTCAGTCTGTGGTCACGGGCGGCAAAACCGCCACAGCACAAGTTTTTCTCCTTACGGCGGGCAGCGATTACGCCACAGCGCCGACCAGCGTTGATGTCATTACCGGAGACACCGCGACGAGCCAAGGCATCAGCTTTAGCGGCGCCAGCGGCACATGGGTTCAAGCCATTGCCTCCACTTCACGCGCCTACCGCGCCGTGGCCATCATGCCGTCTATGCACAACGCCAGCATTGCAAACATTTCACCACAACTGGAGCTTGGCGTCGGCGGGGCAGGCAGCGAACAAGTGTTTGGATTAACCGCTGTCTCTTATGCAAACAACGAAAGCGTGCTGTCATCGCCTCCGTATCTGTCGCTTTTCGGACGCAACATCCCCGCAGGCAGCCGCCTCGCCGTGAAGCACAACATCGCCGCCAACCCCGACCGCTACGGCTTCACCCTCATCGGCATCCCTTGATATGCAAAACTGGCACCTCCTCTATAACACCACGACCGGCCAAAGCGTCAGCATCGGCACCGTCATCGCCGATCCGTTGCCGGAAGGCATCACCGCGCTCCCGCTCACGGACGCCGAAGGCGAGGGCTTGCAAAACGGAAACCTCATCTGGGACGCCGCCAGCCGCACGCTTATCGCCACGCCGCCGCCCACGCAGACCGCTGAAGAACACCTCGATGCAGTCGGCCTCGGCGGCAACCGTCAGCCTACGTTGCTCTATCTACGCCAAAGCCTCGCCGCCGCAGGCGAATCATGCCCCGAGCTGGACGCCGTCGAAGCCTACTTGCAGCAGGTTCTTACATTGTTCGCCGCCAATCCGGCGCCGCGCAACGACTGGCCGAATTCTCCGCTAACTTTTGAAGTCGCCGTGCAGTCGGCCATGAACGCACTCAACAGCTAATGCGCACAGTAACTCTACAATCCATCTTGCTCCGCGCATGGCAGCGCAGCGGCAACGACGGCAGCGACATCGCCAACGTCCCAACCGGCGCCCGCACCATGATGGTTGCCGCAGCCAACGAGCGCATCGCCGACTGCTGGGAATGGGCGGACTGGCCGGAGCTGTGCCGCGTCGAGGAACGCACCGTCGAAGGCGACGACACGACCGGCTACTTCATCCCCTACGAGCAGGCGGGCCAGACGGCCATGGGCGAAGTCTTCGCCGTCCTCCGCGACAACCCTGCAACCCACGTTGCGCCCCGCCAGATTGGCTACACCCTCCTCGGCGACAACGTCCGCTTCCCGCAAAGCACCGACCTGCCAACCACCGTCTGGGTCAACTACCGCATCCGCCCGACCGAATACTCAGCAAGCAACCTCTCCGCGACCGTGCCCGCCGTCATAGCAAAAGCAGTCGGTCTGATGCTGAGTGCAGATTTGCTCCAAGAGGACGGCCAGCTCGACAAAGCACTCGCCATGGAACAGATGGCCGAGTCCGAGCTGATCTCCCAGCGCGACAAATATTACTTTCAGCAGGGCCAACCCTCCATGTGGACCGCCCGCGTCAACCAATACTAAATTATGCACCCGAATACCCGCATCACCAACCGCACGTCCGGCAGCCAATTCATCGGCGACACCAACACCGTCACCGCTGACATCGTCTCCATCGACGTGATGACCGACACCAAGTTCCACACGCTCACTGGCAACCTGACCGGCGCCGCGAACGCCACCGAGGCCAGCGCCGCGCTCATCAAGGCAGGCACGACCCTCGACGGCTCGTTCAGCGCCATCAAGCTGCACAGCGGAACGGTCATCGCCTACCGCAAATAGCCATGAGTCTGCTGCATAGCCACATGAGCACGGTCGAGCGCGGGGCGCTGGGGACGTTTGCCAGCATCGGCTCGGCGGCTGTCTCGCTGGTTTCGCAGCTTGAGGTCTACCTTCGAGTCGCCGGCCTTTGCGTCGGTCTGGCAGTCGGTGTGGTCACTTTAATTTCGGTCCTCCACGACCTGCGCAGAAAACAAAAAGAGAACAAATGAGAAACTGGAAAACAACGACCATCGGCATCCTCACAATCATCATCGCCATCTCCACCGGAGCCAAGGAATACCTCGCCACGGACGCGCTGCCCGACCTCGGACTTATCGTCACGTCGATCCTCGCTGGCTGGGGCTTGGTGCAGGCCAAGGACAATAACGCCCGACTCTAATGAAATGCCGCCCGCAGTTCGCCGCAGCAATGGCCATCGCGCTCATCCTTGGTGGGTGCGTAACCATTCCTCTTCCGCCGATGGACGGCGAGAAAGTGCAAGCGGGCGACTGGGGGTCAATCAAGGTGATGATCACTTACGTTCCCAACATCAACAACCTCGTTCAGTCCTACAAGGAGTGGAGAAAGCCCGAACAATGAAGTCATTCGTAGAACGCCAACTCGTCCGCCTGCTGCTTTCGCGCGGCGGTCCCCTGCTCCAAAAGCTCGTCACGGCTGCCGCTGCTGCTGCTATCACCTACCTCGCCACCAAAAGCGGCTTCGATGTCCGCGCTCTTGGTCTCAACGAGGCGGTAGTTGCCGGTGTCATTTGGGGCATCATCGACGTGATCGTCACCAAGCTGCCCGCCAACATCCTCAAGGACTACGGCCGCCAAATCCAAGCGCTTCTCAACGCCCACGGTCGCGGCGTCTTGCTCAAAGAAGACGGCTACGTCGGCCCCGTGACCGTTGAAGCCGCCGCCGCTGAACTCGCTAACCCGCGATGATCCCAAAGAACCGACCACAGCAAAAGCGGATCGACACTGAGCGCCAGCTAAAGAGCGCCGGTGTCAGTGATCCGGTGTGCTTGGTCGGCATTCGCGGCTACTACCGCGATTCGATGGGGGCGAAGGGGAAGAATGACGTGGGCTTATTTGATGACGCCATCATTTTGATCTCCCCCAACGCTCACATTGCGTGGAACGCCAACGTGGACCCAACGCGGCTTGGATGGAACCCGAAGGTCCGCAAGCCGATGGCGCAGCTCAAGGCTGGCGTTTACCGCTACAAGATCGGCAAGCACGGCCTGCGCACCGGCAGCCCCTACACCGCCTTGGTGCAGGCTGGTCCGGTGACAGTGCATCGCGGCGACAAGGAAGAGACAGGGTTTTTCGGAATAAACATCCACGCCGCCGGCCGCACGACATCCTCGGAAGGCTGTCAGACGGTCCCGCGTGCTGGCGGGCAATGGGATTCCCTGATCGCCACCGTGCAGTCGGAGATGAAGCGCAACAACGCCAAGACAGTCTCTTACGTCCTCACCCAGCCCCGCAGGGATCTGGCCTAACCCTCAACCCTCAACTCTCAACTAATCATGGCCAAAACCATCTCACAACTACCAGACGCAACATCCGTTGCCGATTCTGACGAACTTATTGTTCAACAAAGCGGCATTACCAAGCGAGCAAGCAAACTTGAAGTGCTGGCCGGAATTAAAAACGCCAGCATTGCCAGCGATGCCGCCATTGCCTTCAGCAAGCTCGCTGCTCTTGACAGCGCCAACATCCTCGTCGGCAACGGCAGCAACGTGGCGACCAAGGTTGCTGTGACTGGCGACGTGACGATCAGCAATGCGGGTGTGACGGCGATTGGCAGCGCCAAGGTGACGCCGACGATGCTGACTCAGCCGCTCACGCTCGCCACCGCACAAAACACCACCAGCGGCACCAGTATCGATTTCACTGCTATACCGTCTTGGGTGCGAAGGATTACGGTGCTGCTTAGTGGAGTAAGCCTCAGTGGATCAAGCAACCTGTTAATTCAGCTAGGTGATTCCGGCGGCATCGAAACCACGGGATACGCTGGCTCTTCGGTAGTGGCCGGAAACGCAGTAGCTTCGGCCGGCGCTCTTTTTACCACAGGCATAGGCGTGATGGGCAACTTTGCATCAAACATCATTCACGGAGTCGTGGTGATTCATTTGGCTGGTTCCAATTTGTGGGTGGCAGGCGGATCGTATGGTTATGAAAATGCGGCCTTTTCTGGCAGCACCGGAGGATCAAAAACCCTTTCCGGCACCCTCGACCGCGTCCGCTTAACCACCGTCAACGGCACCGACACGTTCGACGCCGGTTCGGTGAATATCATGTATGAAGGCTAACCGCTAATGTCCCTTGAAAGTCCAGTGCAACGCGATGGTGACGCCGGTTTTATCGGCTACGCATCTCGCTTAAATCCGATCAACTTGCCAGCCGGTGTGCTGCAAGTTTCGGAGAATATGCGCTTGGATCGCGGCGTAGCAACTACGCGCAGGGGCGCCAAGCGGATGGCCAGCGGCGTGGCGCCAGCCAATGCGCCGCTCACCGTGCCGTTTAACTTGGCCGTAAGCGAAGGCACCGGAGATCCGGTGGTGCGCAGCATCTATACCGGCGGCGTGCTCGCTTCGGCGGTGGTCCGCTCGCCAGATGCCGTGAACAGCTTTGAGCTGGCGGTGCTCGCCGCGCCCGCCGAGGCGTATCTGCAAATCTTTGATGACGGCAGCGGATTTAGCGCAACGTGGGGCAGCGGAACGATCTTAGTCACCGATGGCGTCAACCCCGACGAGCCGCTGGTAACGGACAGCGACGAGGAAATCATTTCAACAAACTTGCCGTCCACGCTGACGTATCCTTCCGGCGAAACGATTGAGCAGAGCGACAAGGTTTCGATGGTGCAGGCATTCAACCGCCTGTATCTCTTCCGAGAAGCCAGCACTCTGCGCGAGGAATACCGGACGAGCGGAATTACGACCGGCGGCATTACGGTGTCGGGCACCACGGCGACGGTCAATCTAACGGGCCACGGCTACAGCGCCGACATGCGGGTGCGGATTGAGGGGAGCAATGTCGCTGCCTTTGACGGCGTAGAATACGACATTGCCACGGTCGCCACGGATTCCTTCACGATCACCGTGCCGTCTGGCACCGCGCAGGACACGACCACCACCGGCCGCACCGTGCGCCGTGTGAAGGCGCCTCTCTACTGGGATCTCGACCCAGCAACCGATTTTGTCCGCAGCCCGGGCGGCGTGCCGGCCGTGGGCGCAACATTCAAATCGCTGCACTCGGTCCCGTGGGCGGCCTACGTCAACAATCGCTTGGTGGTGCCGAGCGGGCGCGATGGCGTGCTTCTTTCGGACTGGCTGGACCCCGAGGTCTACGATCCGTTCTGGCAATCCTTCCGCGCGAACCAAGGGAGCAACGACTACTTGGTCGCCGTGCAGCCGTGGGTGGAGGGCAAGTTTTTGGTCTTCATGCGCAAGTCGATCTGGCTGGCTACCGTGGCGCAGTTCAGCAGCACAGACGGCTCGGACTTCAGCATCGACACGCCTCTGTCCAAGCTGGAGTTACTGACTGACGAGGTCGGCTGCTTGGCCCGCAAGACGATTGCGGTGGCTGGCCAGTATGTTTTCTTTCTGTCTGACGCCGGCGTCTACCGTCTCGACGCGCGCCTTGATCTGCAACTTCGCGGCGACACCAAGCCGCTCAGTGATCCGATTGTCGACCAGTTTGAACGGTTAGATCCGGTAGCCTCCGAGAGCGCAGTCGGCGTCTGGCACGACAACCGTTACTGGCTGGCCGTGCCGCAAACGGCAGGCGCCAATCCGCGCGCGTGGCTCTTTATTTGGTCGGCCCTCAACGATCAGTGGGAGACGCGTGACGAATACGGCTTTGGCATTGATGACCTTTTGGTCGTCACGGAGGGAAGGCGTCGCCGCGTCATGGCAACCTCGCAGGCAGGCACTATTATGATGCTCAACGAGGAGCAGGCCGGCGACAACGCGCCCGATCCTTCCATCACTGGCTATGTCGGGACGGTCGCCGGTCGCATTGTCACCCGCCGCTACGGCATGGCCAGCATGCACACCAAGCGGTTCCTTCGCTCACTCTCGGATGTGGTCTTGCCGGATACCGCAAGCATCACGGTGAAGGCGCGGCTGACCAATCCAGATGCGGAGATCACGCTGGTGCCGGGTCAAGCCAATACGTCTGGCTTGAGCGAGGACTACACTTTGAAGCAGCCGATCCGCCAGAAGGCGCATTACTGCGAACTTGAATTTTTAACCACGGCCAACCGGCCCGAAATCCGCAACGTCTCCATCGAGGCGGCAGGACCGAGCATGCCGCCGACCGAGACGCGCAATGCGGCTTAACAACTAAGGAGAAGAAAAATGGCAAATGTAACAGCAGGATATGTTTGGGCTTCAGGCGAGACCGTGACCCCGACGAAACTCAACTCGGCGGCAGCGCCGACTGTGGTGGTGGCGGACAATGAGATTACCACGGCAAAGATTTTGGACGCCAACGTGACGGCGGCGAAGCTGGCGGCCTCGCTGGACTTGAGCAGCAAGACAGTGACGCTGCCGGACGCAAGCGTTGGGCAAGCAAAGCTGGCAGCCAATATTGCTGGCAGTGGACCGATAGTGTTTGCGTCTTCGGCCACCAACCAATCAATTCCTAACGCAACATTCACAAAAGTAACTTTGGGAACTGAAGGCGCTGACACCAACAATAACTTTGCCTCCAGCCGATTCACGCCAACAGTCGCTGGCTATTACCAGTTTGCGGCCAATTCTCAAGTAGCTGGATCGGCGACAAGTTTGGTTTTGGCTGTCTACAAAAACGGAGCAACAAACCTTCTCGGCTCCTATAATGACGCAGCGGCATTTCGCGCCACGGTTGACGGACTCATTTTTATGAACGGCAGCACCGACTATGCAGAGCTATTCGCGTGGCATAACAGTGGAGTGGCCAAAGACATCAGCTCAAACTTCAACGCCTGCTTGATTCGGGCGGCTTAAAAACGGAGGCACGTCGCCATCTTTCGATGACCCCATGGCAAAAGGCAAAACAATGGCACGACGAGCACGTCACGGACGAGACCTTCGAGGAAACCCTCGGATGGCACCTCACGCACGGCTTGGTCTACTCGACACCGGGGGTCTTCCTCTTGGCGCGTCAGGTATACTGGGACGCAGAGCAGGAGGAGATTCACGATGACGGCGAGCCGAATGCTTGGTTCGTGGAGCTGGCTGCTTCTGCTGGGTGCGCAAACCCTGTGCGGGAGTTTATGCGTGTGGCGTCACGGCCGCAGCAGTGGGCGCTGTGGTGCCGGCATAACAGTTTTGAAATCAAGGCCCATGACTGGGCGAAACTAAGCAAGAAAGTGAGGCTATAATTATGGGAGGTGGAGGAGGCAAAAAACAAAAGAGACCGCAGGTAGAACACCCTGCGCCCTTGGACGTTAAGGCAATCATGCAGGCCGGCAGCGAAGCCGCCGTGAAGCAGATCCAAGAGGAATACCGGCAGCTCATCGCCAATTACCCGACGCTGGAAAACCTGTCTTTCGGCACGGTGAACCGCATCCGTGGACTGCTCAACAACCAAGAGACGCAAGACGCGCAGTCCGCCGTGCGCCGCGCCATGGCCTTCAGCCGTGACGAAGACGCCGACCCGACCAGCATCGAGCGACGACTCTACGACGACACCGAGCGCGACTTGGCGCTTGGCCGTTCACTCTCACCGGAGCAGGAGCGCGCAGCACAGCAGTCCGCCCGCGCCGCTTTCGCGGCCAGAGGCTTGGGCACGTCGATGGGTGGCAGCGCCGCCGAGATCCTCAACCGTGACGCCATGGCTACTCAGCGAGAAGCCGAGCGGAGGGCGGCGGCGTCTCAGGCGAACAACATGATGATGGGCAATGTCATGAGTCGTCGCGGCATGATGGCCGACAACCTCTACGCCGGCGCCGGAAACTTGCTGGCGGTTGATCCGCAGAACCGCGCGCTGGGCATCGGGCTGCAAAGCGCCCAGAACCAGCAGGGCATGATGATGAACCAGATCGGCAGCGC